CACTATTTTTCTCTCTGCACACCTTTCATTTTTTCATAAGACCTTAAACCACCAAGTCCGAGCATACCCATAAGAATTGTTGATAATTGAGAAAAATCAAACGCGGGCATAGGAGTATCTATTCCTGCTACTACTAATACAAAAGACAGTAGCGGAGAAAGTATAAAGTGGTAAGCTAAAGCCACTCCACACGTCCAACCAACAAAGGGCCTCCAGCCCGCCACAAACAGACTTTTGTGTGCAGCTTCTTGTTTATTAATTTCTACTTGCGCTAAGTTAGCTTGATGAAAAGCTGTTTTTAACTCGTGATCTAATTTTGCTTTTAGGTCTTTGTCCATGACAAATTTGTCTAGAATATTACCCGCAACGCCTACTATTGATTCAATCATTTCTTATGTACTTTTTGCACAGCAAAACTTGCTGATTGTGTTGCGCCTTTGTGTGCTACAAACTTACCTGAGTGTTTCATTAATTTATAACTACCATTTTTTTGTTTCATCCAGTGATAACCTTTTGGTGCTTTAACTCTCATTATTTTTTACTCCCGGCTGGAATTACTTTACCGCCTTTTCTTTTAATCATGTCTTCAGCATCATTTCTAGATAAGCCTCTGGCAATAATAAATGGCTTTCCATATAGTTCACCAAGCACATCAAATTTCATTCCTGTAGTCATAACTAACCTCTTTAAGCGTATTTCCCGCCACGTTTTTTATATTCTTTGACTAACCAAGCGTTAGCATAAGCCGACGGATAAACGTCAAATTTCTTTTTAGCTGCAGATTTTACTCTTGAATAAAGAGCTTTATCTTTAGGTGTTGGACTTTTACTTTTACTTTTTGCCATGTTATATCTCCTTTTTAAGTTTATTATTTTAACACTTCCAGCGACGACGTGCTTGACGTATTCTAGAATTTGGATTGTTTCTTGTTTTAGCTGAACTTTTTTTCAACTGCCCCAGTGATCTTGCGCAATATGACTTACGTCTTTTCGCTGCTTTGCTACCTTTTTTAACTTTACCGGTGACGGCAGTTTTTAGTTTACTACCGGGATTTGCTTTGCGATAAGCCGCTACACCTTTTTTAGTCATGCCCGCACCAGATTTAGTGGGCCTGTAATTAGCCCCCTTGCCTTTGGTGGTTTTGCTAATAGCTTTGGTTTTCTTTTTAGGCATAAGTAGTCTTCTTTCTTCTATCGTTCATGACAGCACCACAGCCTTTATGGTTACGTTTAGCATATTTTTTCTCTGTAGTTTTACTTAATTGTGCTCTTGATATTGCCATTATGCGTACGTTCTTACATTAGTCGGTTTGCCACCAACGCCTTGACGTTTGGATCTTTTTCTTTTGACAGCGCTAGTAATTTGTTTTTTGCTCATACTTTTAGCTTGCGCTGCAGGAACACATTTGGGATATTTTCTTTTAGATTTTTTAGTTGATTTGCGCCCACACTTTTTGTAGCCACCACCCTTTTTAGGAGAGCCAATATCTACCCAGTCTTCTGCAAACCATTTTTTTAATCCTGTTGCCATTACACTATTCTATAGTTCTTACCATCAAAAGTCATTGCACGTTTTCTGTTTTGTTTTGGAGATACATAAGAAACATGCACCCAACCACTGCGCGGATCTACACCGTCATAGTATTCTAAAATAACTTGATCAAATTTAAGTTCTTCTCGAATAAAGTTAAAAACTTCTTCGTTACTTATAGTAGGTATTTCTATGTCTACCGCTTGTCCTAAACAATGTTGACTTGTACTTAAACCACCAATTGCCTTATTTAATTTTGGAGAACGATAACCACTATTAGGCGCAAAAGGTATGTCGTAGTGTTCTCGAATAGGTTGTAAAATATTTTTAGTTAGTTTTTTTAAACTATTAAAAACTTCTTTATCTTCTACAAAATTGTCTATGCCTTTTCTTTGCGCGGTAGAACTTTTAGTAAGCTCTCGTAAAGAAAAGTTAGCACTTAATTTTGTGTCGTTCGTCCATTTAGAAAAAAACATAGTCTATGTGTAGTGTTGTTCTACGTCCCAACCATATATAGTAGTTGTTACGTTTATTGTTGTTGCGCCACCGTTGTTAACTGAAACTTTTCCGACCGAAGCATCCATTTGAAATCCTTGCGGATTTACTGGATCACTTAATTGTACCCATTTATTGCCAGTATAAACTTGTAGCACACCGATACTTGTATTCCACACTACATCTCCTTGACGAAAAGACAAGGTGCTTAAATTTTCATCATTAAATTGTGGCGTTGAATTTGGGTCAAATTGTCCTAAATTGATTTCTAGTATTCTTACTAAACGATTATATAAATCAGGCGTTACCTGATCTAAAGCTGTTGGCAATCTAGTAACTAACAGTTTAGCCATTATCTTCTTCCGTCGCTTCTTATATCGTACCTAGTTGATCCTAAACGCCAACCTACACCAACATTACCGTCGTCACCATCATTTGATGAAATTCTAATTACAGCTTGTCTACCTCTAGCTCTAATAAAGTTTTGTTGCGTTGTCGAAGTTATATTAGAAGTAGCCGCAGTTGTTAGTGTATCTCCGGGAAAATTTCTTGTTTTAGTAAGAAGATTAATATTAGATCCTGTATCGGAATCTAAAAATTTTATGTCGGGTATAACTCTGCTAATAAAACTAAACTGTTCACCATCGCCTATATCAAAGTCAGAGCTTTCAATAAATACATTTGTCATCTCAGCCCCATCATCGTTAAAGCCAATTTCATGTTGGTATAAGTAGCCATCGTTTACAGCTTGAGGATAGTTTTGTACGCCTGAATCCAACCAAGCAGTTCTAGATAGCTGACCGTAATACCAAACTTTTTCTTGGTAGTTGTAAATAACATAGCGATCTATTTCTAAAGAAGAACTAGATGGGTAATACCAACCTACTTCAGAATGTTTGTTGTTAGTAAACGCGGTAATTTTATACGCTTGATCTTTATTTATATCACTGAATACGTAGTCGAGAACTGTGCAAGGTAATTGTTGCACTGTTGCGTTGTAGAAATAAAAGGAGTCGTAACTCATAAAGTAAATACCATTTGGCGCTGTAACGGCTGCATTTGGCCCTACTAAACCGGTGTTTTCATTAATTAAATTAATTCCAAAAGTAAATGGTGGACCGATAAATTGCATGCTGTAAACAGCACTATCCGTAAATATAATTATTTCTTGCCTAGATTTAACGGCACCAATAATTTGTGATCCAGAAGATAATCTTAGACTTCCAGCAGTATTGGTATTTCTAGGCTCAAAGTCTAGCTCATTTTCTTGATCGCTAAACGCTACCAACATTGGATCAATTACTCCCGATCTAGCTGCACCTTCTATTGGATCAGCACCTAACACAATTAAGTGTCTATCTACTTCCGATGTTATAACTTGTAGCCCTACTGTTGGCACTAAATTTGCTCCACTAATCCCAGAAATTAAAACTGCTCTTGTGCTTGTACCACTTGATTCTGTCCATTTAAAGATACCACCAGCTCTAGGGTTAATAATTAAATCTTCGCCAAAGTTATCATGCGACCAAAGTCTAAGTTGATTAACAGAAGATAGAGAAGAAACCGATCCAAATGTTCCGGCTGACCAAGGTCCTGCTCCCCAACCCGTGCCTTGTACAAAAGTATCTAATCCAACATTTATTTGGTATACCGCATCTGCACCTGATCCACCATTGCCAGAATCGCTTGCATTTGCCGTAGCTGTTGCCGTAAACGTAAAAGTATTAAGGCTTGGCACTGAGGTTATTTGATGCTCTTGATTGAGAACGCCNGCAGTAATTANACCACCTAAAGATACGGCTCCGGCTATTGTTACAAAATCGCCAACAACTGCTCCGTGTGCATCATCTGTTGCAGTTATAGTTGAGCTGCCGTTTGTTGCAGCAAAAACAATACCGTTTGTTGTGGTAGCTCTAATCGGTGTTATATCGTCAAAAGAATCTCCCTCTAATACGTAATATTTTAAAGTAGTACCTATTCCTAAATATTTAGTTCCTTCAAGTGCCGTCCAATTAAATAAAGCACGTCCAGTACCTAAAAAACTACTGTCGACAACTTTCTGCCAACCACCAAACTTTTCTGGTCGGCCCATACGAAAACGTACTAGATTGCAGTCAAACCAGCCAAATTCGTTATCATAAGAAGTCCCTTCACGATTAATGCCGGGTTGAAAGTTTATTTTTTGTAGTGCCATTTTTTCATTTTACACGAAAAAAATTTTAAGCATAAGCTAGAACAGCGTTATCTTTAATAAATAACCGCAAATAGCTAGTGAGAGAGACCCAAAAAATACTAGAGCAGTTTTGATTGAATTATTAACAGACCTTAATTCATTCTCAATTCCGTCTAAACGTCGATAGTTTTCTTTCCAACGTTGTTCGCAAGCTGCTTCGTGTGAGCTTAATCTTTTATCAAGTTCTGCAACGGTCGCTCTAGTCATCGAATTATTTGTTAAACCAATTTTTTAAATTGTATTTTATTTCTTCAAACTTATGACGATTAGTCTGCCTAAGAACAAGTACTCCAATTGTAGCCACTAATAAAAGTATTATTAAAGTTTCCATATTACTTACTTTCTTTTTTACCTAGTTTTTCTAGGTCGTGAACTAAGCCGCCATGTTCATAACCAACCATGCCACCTTTTTTCATTTTAACAATGCCACCTTTTTCCATTTTAGCAATAGCCATCATGTCATCGTCACCCATACTTGTTTTTTTATTTTTACCGTATTTCATATTTACCTCTTAATTTGTATTAGCGGATTACCACTATCGTTTTGTTTGTTTTGAATAGTAGTAACTAAATCCTCTAATGCTTTTATTCTAGCTTTTAATACTAACACATCTTTTTCTATAACAACGTCTACATCGGAAAGAGCTTTTAACTCAGCGTCATAAGAAACTCCTGACCTTTTCTCAACTGCTTCTAGCCTAGTTACATAGCCAGCGCCAGTATAACCAAAACCAGCAATCGTACTAACTAAAGCAGCTACTGCAATTACTTGTCCTAATTTTCCTTTTAGCCATTCCATATTATAAACTCGGTTGTAGTTGAATTATTTTATCAAGTTTTTGGTAGTTTATACCAGATAATTCTCTAAAAGCTACATTATTATCTGAAATGTTGTTGGCTGTATAAATTAATTTAGACGCATACCAATCTGTTTTTATAGGAAGTTTAGTATTAATATACACATCGAATCCCGGTACAAAGTTTATATACTCAATAAGATTTGCTTCGTCACCGTATTCATTGTTTGCAGTGACCCTATCTTTACTAGCTTCTTGCCCTTGTTCTTGCATGTTTTGAGCTACAATTTTATCCGCTATTACATCAGCGTCTGACTTGGTTTCAGTAGATACTGTAGTAGTTTCAGACTCACTAGAATTAGAATCTACAGTGCCTGCACTAGCCGTAGTTTCAGTAGTAGCCGTAGTTTCAACAGCACCAGCAGTTGTAGAAGCGTCTGCTGAGAAAGAACCCATATTAAGATTTAAGTTTAAAATACCTTGAGTATTGTTTACTGCACTATTTCCTCCTGAAGCTGAAGTATTCCCTGAAGAATGTATATCGTTACCTGCGGTGGTACCACTGACACTATTGGTTGCAGCATTAATACTCTTAGCTACTACA